TTGCCAAATAACCCCAAAGTTTTCTACAAGTAAAATATTTATTACTGTATCACAATACTTTAGGTTGCACCACGTTACTGCTGATAGTGGAGCAGGATGGAAAATATTTAGAGATTCTACTGAAGTCAAAGCATCAGCAGTTAATTATGCTATATATATATATCAAGAGGGTAGTGATGCTGTTGATTCGAGGGGTTGGCAAACTTGGAATTATTTAGATAGTCCTTCAACAACAAGTGCCATTACATATAAAACACAAATATCAAAATATGGAAGTGGTACTGTTATAGTACAAGATAATAACAACTCATCAACTATGACACTTATGGAGTTAAAACAATGACAAGCACTCTCAAGGTAGACACAATACAGGGTAAGACAACGTCTGGAACTGTGGCTATGCCAGCTGGTCATATAATACAAACTGTAAGCACACAACACAGTGGTGCTTCTCAATCAAGCACTAGTGCTTCTTTTGTTGCAATAACTAATCTGAGTGTATCAATAACACCAAAGTTTAGCACAAGTAAAATGTTAATTATGACTGACCCTTCAATTTATATGGCAGGAGGTCAACAAGATAATACTTCGAGGATTGCTATTTATAGAGATGGTTCAGAAGTTATGAAGCATACTAATAGACAATATGATTATGGAAGTTCTGGGGTGTTATTAGAAAGACCTTTTACTATGTTATATATTGATTCACCATCAACCACAAGCTCAGTCACATATCAATTATATGCGAGACTTGTAAGCACGGCATCAGGTCATCAATGGATTTTTAATGATAATGCCAATGACACTAGCAGTTTAATAGTACAGGAGATAGCCCAATGACAACAATATCACAAGCATTAACGAGTTTAGGAATAGATGAATGGGTTCTAAGAGGAGAGCCTACAAGCGAAGATGAGTTTAACGCAATGTTTCGTAAAGTAACAGGAGCAGATAGCAATGGTTCAGCTATCGAAAGTTCTACACCTTCTGACTTTGGAACGACATGGAAAGCTGTATCTGATAAAAAGACAGAGCTAGTCAACGCAGAGCCAATGCGATTGCTTAGAGTTGAGCGAGATAGGTTGCTTGCTGAAACAGATTGGATGGCGAGTTCCGATCTAAATTTGGCTGATAACTGGAAAACATACAGACAGTCATTGCGTGATCTTCCTAGTGGGGCCTCTCCAAAGTTATCTAGTGATGGGTCATTGGATATGTCGAGTGTGACGTTTCCAACTAAGCCAAGTTAGGATTAAGTTATGGTTTCTAAATTAGAGGTCGATACAATTGCTCACAGTGGTGGCACTACTGGTATGACTATTGATAGCACAGGACGTATATTAACACCTGCAAGACCTGCGTTTAGAGCTAGATTAACTACGGGTTCTGGTGGTGGTTCAAATGGAACTTTAGTATTTAATACAGAAGATTTTGATATTGGTGGAAATTATAACACTTCGAATGGAAGATTTACTGCTCCAGTAGCAGGGGTTTACTGGATTTGTTTTTCAGCCCTTTCGGCAGGAGATAGTTCTGGTAGTTCTTTGTCTGCTACTAATGCGATATGGATACATCTTCACAAAAATGGAACGGAAATACCCGGAACTGTTGGTCATGCTTATATTGCAAGTGGCAACCACCAAGAGAGTATTCACAGTCCTAATGTATTAAGTCTATCTGCTAGTGATTATATAACAGTAGTAGTAGGAAGCGAGTATGTTTACACAGATGCTACTGCAAGATGGGACCCAGTATTTCAAGGATATTTATTAGGATAAAAATATGTCAAAAGAAATGGAAGAGTTAAGAATAGTAAGAAATAGTTTATTGTTTAATAGTGATTGGGCAGTTATGTCAGACAGTCCTTTGTCAGATAGCAAGAAAGCTGAGTGGAAGACATACCGACAAACATTGAGAGATATTACCAAGACTGCAAGTCCAAAGATACTTAATTTAAGATTAGACCTATCCTCTGTAACATTCCCAACAAAGCCGAGTTAGTAAGCTATGACCAAGCAAGATATAAATGTAATCCTTATGGAACTCAGTGTTCTCAAGAATGATATGTACCATTTTCGCCAGGACATGGAAAAGAGGGTTTCCCGGCTAGAAAGAATTGTTATCTCTATAACAGCCTTTTATGTCATCAGTTCTCTTGGTGTGATCTTTAATACTGTCGTGATATAAAACCTAGAAGGAGCTTCTAAGATATGGACCCGGCAAGTATAGGAATAGCCCTCACAGTTGCAAACTCGGCAATGAAAAAAATTTCAACTTTCTACCAACATGGGAAAGATCTTTCGGCTATGAGCCAGGAAATAACGAAGTGGATGGGAGCCGTGTCTGATGTGGAGCATATAGAGAAACAAGCCAAGAACCCTTCCCTATTCAGAAAGTTAGTTAGTGGCAAGGGAATTGAGGGCATGGCATTTGAGGCCCTCACTGCAAAAAAGAAATTAGAGGAAGACCGGTATCAGATAAAGACAATGATTCAGATGAGGTACGGAGTGTCTGCCTGGAATGAGTTGATAGCTATGGAAGGGAAGATCCGGAAGAACTTACAGGAGCAGAAGTATGCTAGTGAAAAATTTAAAGAAAAGGTAATTTCAATTGTGGCACTTAGTTTTACGTTGGGTCTGGGTGTACTTATACTGGCTTTTGGTATCTACACACTCTGGTTATACGATCAAGGCGAACTCACCGACTGAAAGGAGAAATAATAATGTTACGATTACTAAAATATCTATGGATGATACCAACAGTCACGTTTGCCAGTTGGTTCAAGAAGTCAGAAACAAAAGTCCCGGTCAAGACATCAACGAAGTCTTCTGTCTCTACCACAAAGAAACCCAGGAAACCAAGATCACCATCGAAGAAGGTTCCTGCGAAAAAGAAATCTACTGCTAAGAAGAAGTAAGGTGAAGGCCCTAATGTTTACATTGGTAATTATGCAGGGGACAGAGATTATGGATGAGGTTGAGTATCCCTCAATGCAGACGTGTAGTTGGTACAAGGCTTTAATAAATGCACCTCAAAACTCTAAACATGAATACTCCGCTTACTGCAAGCCAACAGTATTTGTAAAGGAAGAAGAGTGAACCCGGAGACATTAGATAAGTGGAAAATTTTACCAAGGATGATGATGGTTGTAATAACTGTAATGAGCTACCGGGTGGCTGAGTGGTATATGTCTCTGCCCGATCCTACCATTGAGCAGTCTGGGTTCTGTTCAATTATCATAGGTTGTCTTACAGGTTCTTTTGCAATTTGGATGGGTAAGGAGGCCCAAGGAAAATGAGTATATTAAGCACATTAGTTGGTCCAGTAACCGGACTATTAGATAAGGTTTTAGAAGACAAAGATCAGAAAGCAAGGCTTGCTCACGAAATTGCTACCATTGCAGACAAACAATCACATGAGGTAGCTCTTCAGCAAATCGAGTTAAATAAGATAGAGGCAAAGGGTTCGTGGATACAGCGATCCTGGAGGCCACTTATAGGATTAACTTGTGCAGTCGCTTTCATGTGGCACTTTGTTCTTCACCCAGTTGCATTGTTTGTTATAGCGGTTGCCGGACTAGAGACACCGGAGCTTGTTACTTTTGATATGAACTCACTTCTTACTGTTCTTGGAGGATTATTAGGACTTGGGGGACTCAGAACTTTTGAGAAATACAAGGGTGTTAGCAAGTAAAATGTATTTAAAAAACTAGAAATTGAGGAGTAGAAAATGGATGATGAATTTTTTGATGAATGCATGATGATGATGTTACATCACGAAGGTATGGATCTAGAAAGAGGTAAAACTGGATTTGTCCAAGATCCCCAAGACAACGATGGCGGTGCAACCAATTATGGGATCACTATGTTTACTTATGCAGACTACATGCAGAAGAAAGTTACTGTAGAAGACATGAAGAATATGCCCTTTGAACATGTTAAAGAAATATACAAGGAGCGATACTGGGACAAGGCAAGGTGTTCAGAGATGCCTCATAAAGGTTTGGCTTATATGGTCTTTGATGCATATGTGAATATGGGAAATAGATCAGCTAAAATTTTACAGTCGATTGTGGGAGCCGGGCAAGACGGAGCTATTGGACCCAAGACAATGCACCTGGTCAAAGGACAGAACAGTAAATATATGTTGGATCAGTTCTATGAAAAGAGACAGGCATTCTATGAGAGACTTAACAAGCCAAGGTTTATTAAGGGATGGACCAGACGTAACGATGAGGTCTATGAGAAGGCA